CGCTCCTGGTCGGGTTATGTGAGCTGTGTAGATGTTCGTGCCATCGGTGACCTTGAAGTTCGTGCCGTCACAGACATAGGCCCGATCCCGTCGAGCCATGAAGGTGGCAAGACCGTCAGCCACCAGGGCATTCGTTCCCAACTCCGCTGCCGTCTTCGCACCGCTCCCTGCATCGTAGGTGATCTTGTAAAGCTTCTGACCAGCCTTGATGAGTTGCATGAGGGTTCCGTCCGATTTCTCCCAATCGAAAACCCCCTGAATATCCCCGCCGGCTGACAAGTTAAGTTCCTGAGCGTACCCGTCGCGTTTCTTGATCGTACCCTTGTCAAGATTCACATTCAGACAGTCGGCAGCTTCGCCAGGCTGAAGCTCACTTGCATCACCCTGCGAGTTCTGTCCTATGAACCGTACACCGGCTCTCAGTGTTGGCATGTTGCCACCTATTCAAGAATGTCTACGAAGGCCGGATACTGTCGCTGCCGATCCTCGACATAAGTCCTGAGCTGGGCCGTCAACTCCTGACGCAGCCCCTCAAGGTCGGGGGGCATTTGCCTCTGCTCAGAACCGAAACCACGCTTCGCCGCCTGCAGGCAGACCAGGTCGTGATAGTCGCTCGGGATGTCCGAAGAGTCTGCGTCAGCGTCCAGCCTGGGTAACGCCCTCGAGTAATACAGACGGAGCGTGTAGCTGTCGCCTGGCTTCACTATCCCGATCTTGTCGTCTCGGAGATAGTAGGTCGGGGGAGTCGATAATCCCTCCGGAAGGAACCGCTCATCACCTATCGGGTGACGACGAGCAAAGTTGATCGGCACCGCTGGTGTAGGAGTCCCAGAAGCTACGACCTTTTCTATGTGCAAAAGTTTCGAGAAATCTGCAGGAAGATCAAATTCGTAATCGTTGTCACCACTCACCACGGTCAGGTCAACCATCACTGAGAAGAAGCTGTCGTCAGCCTGCTCTATCACCCGCTTGCAGTCGGCCTGAGCGGCGTTTATATGCCTCACCAGGACGTTGCGTTTGTGCCTGCGACCGTTAGGGTCATCCAGGTACTCTCGGGTCACAGAGAGCATCTCACCAAGCTTGAGACCGCTGTCGGCTGGAGTGTAGTCGGAAGTTAATGCCGCACCTGTGATGGTACTCAATTGAGCCTCCTCTCCTGCTCCTCGGGTCCAAAGATAATCTTACTACCCTTTTTCTCTCTCACAATCGACTTGGTGTTCTCAGAGGTACACTTGCCTATGAAGCACTTGCGAAGGTCGTGAGCCATATCAGCATTGGCGTTCGAGAAGTTCCTGTCCGCTATCTCGATCCTCTGCTCCTCCATCTTCTCCATGTGGTCTGCCCACAGCTTGCCGGCGCGTCGCGGATCGCCGCTGAACCTGCGTGTGAGACTGGTCTTCTGCAGCAGGCTGATCACCCACGGACCTGGCTCACGGTACTCACCGTTAGGTCCAATGACATTGGCGACCTTGATGAGCATGTCGTCTGAAGGACACGGCCCCTTCCGAGCGACCCTGTACAGCACCCAATGCTGCAGAGGAGGAACCCAGAACATCTCCAGGTCTCTGTCGATTCGGGAAAGGTTACGGAGGAAACTCCCGCTGAGTGCCTTCGGTGCGGATTCGGTGGCTAACTCGCTCCGCAGCGTCAGGTCTCTGGCAGGGAATCCCCTCCTCACCCGCGATTTCATTGTTGTAGCAGCGACAGGCATAACACCTCCACGGTTTTAAAAATGCCAGTCCCGCACCCCCGAAATTGGGAGTGCAGGGACCAGCTCAAGAAGGAGGCAAAGTAATTACGCCTGGGTCGTCGAGCAGACGTTCGTCAGCAAGGTGTTGGCGTTGGGACGAGTGCAAACCAGGTTCTGGTAAGAGAACAGGGTTGCCTCGAACTCATCCACACCAGCCGTTCCGACACCGGAGCGAACCAAGACACCGCCTTCGTCCATCCACTGCCAATCCTCAAGCACCTGGAAGTGCATCGAGTCAGGAGCGATGAAGTAGAAGCGGTTGAAGTCGCCAGCGACAAAAGCTTCACCACTGAGATCCCAGATACCAGCACTGTCGTTGGCAGGATCGTTCGTGGTCGAAGCATCCTTGTCAGCGACAATAACGGCATTATTGAACTCAATGCCAGTCCAGCCACCCTTGAGATGACCAGGATCGGAGAAACGACGAAGGCCAGTCAACGCACCAGCGACTTCACGACGACAAGCGTGAGAAGTAAGGATGATACCCGGCTGGGCATCTCCCTCGATATCAGACTGGTCGTAAGCCTCTTGCAGTTGAACAAGAGAGTCGTCCAACTTGCCGAGGTTCGCGGCAGGTGTGACCTCATTGGCCCTCCAGAACGAGTTGCTCGAACGGTCGATCTGACCGAGGCGAGTAGCGGCTGATTCCGTACCGTGGTTGCCAGGATCGGAGGCAGAGACAATAGCCTCAAGACCCCACATTTCCCGACTCGTACCGTCAGAGACAACGCCACCAACATACACGCCCTCATCAGCCTCGGTCGTCGTGGACGTACCCATCACGAAAGCCGTAGAACTGGTGATCGACTGGATGGTCTGAGTGTCACCGAGGGTGGTAGAAGCAAGGTCGGCTCGCTTCTTGATATCGACAATCATGCCAGGGGCCAGGAACTTGGTCGAATCGACCGTCACGGTCGTACTCGTACCAGAACTGGCGGTGGAAACGTCAGTCAGCAACGCTGAACCATCATGCCAGAGCTGGCGGTTGCAGTCGTTCTTGACATCCTGCAGCAGACCCTTCATTTCGCTGTCGAGCAACTCAACGAAGGAACCTTCACTGCCTTGCGAAGCGGCAATGGCGGGACCAGTAAGAGCAACGCGCCCATAAAGGTAAGCCATGTGCCACACGGACGAGGTGTAACCCTGGTTCCCAGCAGCGGGAAGGGTTCCACTTTCAGCCCTGGCTCCGACACCTACATTGCGTCCGGTGTGGAGAGGAATGTAGGCCTCTTTGCCACGGAACGCAGTGCGACTGGTATCGCGCTCCAGGTTAGCCAAGAGAACATTGCCCTGATTGAGCTGTTCCCTAACGGGACCGATGTAGAACGTCTTAAGGACATTCGCAGCATCGGTAAGATTCATGCCTGTAAAAGCCATGGTCGGACTCCTTTAAATCGCCTCTCCGTGCCACCGATCCGAGTCGTCGAGACCAACCAAAAAAAATAAAACTACCTAGTCACTTTTCATAGACGACTTGAGGTACTCAAACGCCGCCCTCTTAACTTTACCTGATTTCAGATCCGAAGCGGTCAGGGGTTCAGAAGGTGAAGTTACTCCACCGCCAGCACCCTCGCCGGCCTCAGACTGGTCCGCAAGCTTACCACGAAGGTAAGATGCCTTCTCCTTGTCCACCAGCCCACCCAGGAAGTCGCCGTGACTGTTCACAGCCTGCTCCGCTGACTCGTTGCGCTGGCTCATTCGATTGTAGATGAACACCTTGTGTTCTTCGAGTTCATCCTTGGGGAGACTCGAGAGAATCGGGTTGGCCTTGATAGAAGCCTCAACATCACCGCTCATCTTCTGGCTCTGGAAAGACACCTCCTGCTGACGCAGGGCTTCCTTGTTCGCCTGGACCTCTGCCTTGAGATCCTCCATCTGCTTCTGGACTCCGCTGTCCATGCTTTCTTCGGTGTCTTCGTCCACGCTACTTGTCTCCGTTGTAGTCGGTTCCTCGGCAGGGGCTTCAGACTCCCCGTCCATTTGAGCATAAGTTTCCATGACCGCCTTGGCCCCATGGTACGCAAGCTGTTTCAACTCAGTCGCACTCACCATGAGTTCCTGGCCGTCTACATTCAGCGGCACCTTGGTTTCCTCGGGGATCGTTTCGCCCGAAGGTTCCGGGGGTGACTCCGCTTCTGGAGCAGCCTCAGTCTCTGCTGTCGATTCTACTTGAGTTTCTTCTTCGGCCATTATACTTCCTCCTTCTTAATAACCGACCGGAGGTCCACCTTCAAGTGGTGCGCCTCCCTCTTCCATTAGAGCGTCTGGACTCGGACCACCCTCCTCCATAGGCTCTGCCGCCCCCTGTGGGCCTGCAGGGCCAGCTCCTTCCTCCTGCGTGACACCGTATCTCGCAGAAAGTCTTTCCGTGTGAGCTTGTATATGCATCTCAAAAATCATGTGTACAGGACTCTCGGCACCACCCGTTTCTTGGATGATCTGCCAGTATTCAGGGGTCTTCTGGAACTCCCTGTGTACCGAGATATGCAGAGCGTCATCATCGAAGGGCCATGTCGGCGGCAGGTACTGTCCCTGCTGCGTGACCATCTCCATGTTCTCCCTGCGTCCGTTCTGCTTGTCCATCTGACCAGGGGAGACATCGGTGGGGTCGGCACCAACCTCGAGGATCTCAAGGAGCTTCTCCCTGTCTTCCTTCTTGCCTGGGTCGAGAATGCCGAACTGAGCAAGGCTGATACCAAGCTGCTGCCTCGCACCCTTCGATGAGGGGAGAGACGAACCCAACTCGACCATGACATCGAAGTAGTTCGTGCCGGTCATCTTGCTGCCGCCGAGAAGGTCTTCACCCTTGAAGTACCGCACATCAAAAGTACGGTCACTACCGAAGAGCTTGATCATGCGGTCCTCGGTGATCTTCTTGGCAGAGATCTGCAACGCCCAGGTTCCAATGTCCTTCAGCGCGTCCGAGGTGGACATGGAGGCAGGGGCAAGAATGCCATCGTCCTGCTCCTGCAACTGAGCGATACCAAGACCCGACTCCACCCTGCCTGGCGTAGCCCCCTTGTACGCCTCGTGCTGGCTGGAGACATCCTCGAAGTCGCCGAGGGTCTGGTTGATATTCTGGTGCGTGACGCTGGGTAACTCTCCAGGTCGCGACAGCTCAGGCTTGAGCGGATAGGTGTAGAAGATCTTCTCACCAGGCTCTCCTGTGAAACTCGTTTTCGATATCCCACTGCCCTTGGGTATGAGCCACTGTGGACGGGAGACAGCGTTGAGGTGTTCTATGATCTGGGAACGAGCCCTGTTGTACGCAGCCTGGATCGGCAGGCACTGCTCAAGGACGCACGACCCCCAGAGCCTCCCTGGCACAGCGACTTCCTTGATGTGGGAATAGGGGAAGACAGGGAAGCCAGGAGGGTTCTCACCTTTCCTGACCACCCTGTCCCCAATAACCACCGCCCAGTACCCGTTTGGATAATCAGGAGTCGGCCTACACCAAAGCTGATGGACCAGCACAGTACCACCAGAGCCCTGCTGGCCGGCAGATCCCCATGCGGAGACGGTCCCAAAATTGGAGGAACCAGTCAGCGATGAGAGCTGCCGCTCAAAGAACCGAGACACGGTTTCATTATCATCGGCTTGCACCTCTTCTTCTTTGAGACCATATCGGTCTACAACATAAGAGATGCTCCTGGCCTTGGTGTGTATAAGGTGGCTGACATCCTCCCAGCGGGTTGCGTCTGGGTCGGGGTCAATCTCAAATGGAGAACAGATCTCCACATCGACATCGCCAATGGCAACGCCGATTTTCTTCGCAGCTTTGGCATCTTCAGGACCGGCTAAACCCATCTTCTTCAGATAAGACTCGCCTTCCTCTTTTGCCTTTCTCTTCTCTTCCTTGCTACGGGCTTTCTTACCGCTGAAGTCTTCAGCTTCAGCAGCAATCTTGTCACCCTTGAAAGCATCCCAGAACACACGGACGAACACATTGCCTGTCGTACTCCTCCAGGTGAGGAGGTCGATGAGCTTGTCGTTCATTCCGTGCGTGTTCCAATAGTACCGCAGGTAGTCGGTAGCAAGACCCGCTGTGATCCGGTCGTTCAGCTCTCCCGTGGCAGGACTCACCGTCCACTGAGGACGCTGACGGACTGTCGATGAGATAATCCTCCTGACCATAGGCATCAGCCGATTGACCGTTGCGCGGACCCTGTGCCGTGGTTGCCGTGGAAGGAACAGAGCCTTCGTAACGGGGTTCCACTGCAGGTACTGTTGGCCCAGGTAATTTGCAATGTTCAAGTACCACTGACGCTCAAGGGACTGCCTGTGCTGTTCCCTTGTGGCCCAACGGGCCTGGACGAACTCAGAGATAGTCTCGTCCTTCTTAAAGTCAACGGCACCAAAGTCGGTGCTGGCGTACTTGGTCAAATTACCGTTTTTGAGTATGGGCATTATTCAAGAGTCGGTGAAAGGTTGCCTTGTATCTGGTCGAACTCCCTCGCGATCTCCTGTTCTCTCCGCTGGGCATCCTCCAAGGACATCTCGGGTTCAGCCTGGCGGGGAATTTCAGAAGCCGCTTGGTTGTCAACCTGGTTCATACCGGCATAGACCTGAAGGTCTCCTGCGGCGATCACTCTGTTCTGCGCCCTGAGCTGGCTCAGGAGTTCCTTGAGGATCGCCTCATTCGACCTGTGGGCGTAGCGAAAGCTCAGAAAACTTATCGCCGCACCCAGAAGCAGCAAGAGACAATTGGAGAGAACGTCGATCATTCGTCGTCCTCGTCGTCGTCGTCCTCGTCGTCGTCTTCTTCTTCAGGCTCCGGCTCGGGTTCCGGTTCAGGCTCGGGAGCCGGCTCCGGTTCGGGGGCTGGCGCGGGGGTGGGGTCTTCGACCTCGCCTCCACCAGCACAGAAAGCAAGACAAGCCAACTCCTCGATGGCCTCGTTGCCCACTACGCCAGCCTTGAACCGCTCACGGTTCTCAGCCCACCAGTCCTTAAAATATGTTCCTGCCATGATAAATCCTCCTACTTAAGAAATGCTGTTACCAGCGTTGCGACTAAACTGAAGGCCGCTGTTAAGAGAGCAGCCTTCACATGGTTACTATTAACTCTGTTTTCCTTGTAGGACTCCTGAAAGTCCACAACTTTTGTTTCGAGGTGACTGAGCCTGGTAAGGACCGATGCGACACCGTTGCCCTCGATAATGACCTTGTTGAGCAGTTTGACATCACTTTGCAGGTGATGAACGCCCGTATCAATTGACGCTACTTTTTTGTCCAGCTCGTGGAGTGCGCCAAGAAGTTGTTCTGATTCCATGCTTAGGCAAGGGCTTTAATCACCCTTCGTCTTATGAAGTCGCTTTTTAGTACCGTACTATCGGCGGTGCTTTTAAGAATAATCTGGATCTCCAGGTCGCCCTCCGCATCGAGGTTGGCGGTTGGGAAAGTATACTTCTCAATCCCCCCGCTAGCACCACCTACGGGGGTCATGTCTACATTCGTCACCGTCCCGCCGTCGATGGAGTAGGCGATCTCGACATCGTAGTTGGTGAGATTTATCACCGTGCCGTCAACCTTGTCCTTACAGGTGACCTGGATGGTCGGGCTTGATCCCACATAGTAGCTAGCTGCCATTAGTAATCTACTCCAAGTCCGAACTCATTTTCCGGCAAGGCCGGTTCCTGCTTCAAGTTCGTCATAATTTTATCCCAATTGCGCTGGGTTCGTTCAGCGAAAATTGTTCCTTGCTCCATGATATGCGGACAAGACTCATCCAGCAACGCTCTCTCCATAAGAGGATCGGTTTTGTCCATCGGCTCCGCACCACCGGCAACTATGTATCGCCAGCAGTCCATAAGGTGATCGGCCTTCTTCACGGGAGCGGCCTTCCGCTCGTTGGTGTCCCGACTGAAGGTCCGTGGGTTGCGCCTGCGGTACTTCGCTCGTTCCTTCAGGAAGTTCGTGCAGGTGCTGAAGACCTGAGTCCTCGGTACTCCATCCCAACCAGGGACAAGGGTCCGACGAACCATCTCGATTCCGTATTCAACATCGTTCCTCGCGGGAACGCAGACGACCCCATGTTCGCCGGCAAGCAGGTTGCCCACCTTCAACCCTCCACCTGGGTTGCTGCCGAACTCAGCAGGGTCAATCCACCGCTGGGTTATAGGTTCCGACACATCGGGGTTGATCAGCCACTTGGCGGCATAGGAGTCTGAGCCATCGTCTCGCCAGGCTCCATTAAGACTCCACCCCTCGGCTCCGTAAATTTTGTCGGCAATTGTCCGGACGGTAGTCGCATGCTCGTACAACTCTCGGTAGATATACGAGTGCCTGTCGGGGGAGACTGCGATCCACAGGCCAGCGAAGACATTCCAGCCAGGGTCGATAGCCATGTACCTGGCCCAATCCTTCGGGATCTCGAAGGGGTCACAGATAAAGTCGGGATTGAACTCAGGGTAAACAAGCCCCTGCCGCCTGCGTGTCTTGCCCTCGATCCTTACCGCCTGCTCTTCTTCGGTGATCATGGCCTGTAGGTCGCGCAGGACTTCCTTGTCTACATGCCCAGCTCGTGCAGCCTCTCTCGTGTCGAGTCGGAAGACATCCACATTCTTGTCGCCCTCCTCGTACCGCTCCTCCAGGTTGACCAGCCACTCGACGGACTCTACCGCCGTAGCGGAGACCACGGACTTGGCACCCTTGGCAAGACGACGAACCATCAACTCCTCGTAGACCACATCCTCAACTTCCTCGTCAATGACCAGGAGGTCAATAGCAGCGGCCTGTGTCTTCCGACGAGCCGTGTTGGAGCCCACAGCGGAGATGAACCTGATCTCAGCACCGCTGCGAAGGATTACCTTCTGGGGAATATCGGTGTGGGGAATGATCTGTCCGCGACGTTTGATCTCCCAGCCCGGCATAATGTCCTGCAGGTGCTTCCAGATTCCCTCCTCGAGTGTGGTGTAGGAGGCAGAGATAACCCAGATCTTCGGAGCCGTTGGTGTCTTCTGGTGTGGGTGGTCCTGCATAGCCCACCACCTGATCTCCTGTGCGGCGGCTCTCGACTTCCCACTCTGGTTGCCCCCGAGCAGGACACGGTGCATGCGCTTTGACTTGTGGAACCCGAGCTGGTTTCTGCCGGGGTTGGAGTCAGGGACATAGAAGTACCCTGGGTGATCCCTTGCTTCGAGGCACAACTGGCAGGGGGTAAGGATCGCCTCCAGTATATCAATCTGGGCAAGGGCGGTTGCGGAGACGGTCTGCTTTTTGGGCCTGCTCATGCTGCCTCTTCATCCCTGTCGTCAACAACCTTAAACCCCAGAAGAGAGAGAACGGGTGCAACTGTATCCATAACCAGGTCCACCCGCTCATCGAGAGACATGCTGGACAGGTCGAGCTTACGGTCGGAGAGACCGGAGATCTTCGCCAACTGCCGCATAGCATCCAACTGGTTGCGGTCCTCGGTGGTCGGATCCTCGACAATGTCGATAAGCTTCTGTATATGCCCCTCGCGACTGGTGAGGTCTTTCTTATTCCGCTTCCGCTTCTTCTTCCCCGCAGCCTTGAGCTTTTCGACTATGGGAGACTCGAGTTTCTTCTTCGCCTTCTTCTTCGCTTTCTTTGCCATACATAAAATAAATAAGGGCAGCGGGATGATTTTTCAGTACAATTCTTCCCCAATTAGTCTGAGGGGTACTATTGACCACAGGCTTTAACTAAAAGAAGCAAGAGAGAACACGGTATGCTTTTGGCTGATGGTTTCGATGATGCTTTCATCGGGGTGGGTCGCAGATGTCACTTACCAGACATTGCCGTCTATTCTGTAGAGCAGTGCATCGAGATCCTGATGAAGGACGGGTCCACCTACGAAGACGCTCGGGAATACCTGGAGTACAACAGCATCCAGTCGTGGGTCGGCGAGAACACCCCGATCTGGGTGGAGAAGAAAAGCCTGAAGGAATACCTGGAACTGTTACCAATCACGGAGGAGGACAATGCTGACGATTAAAGAAGTAGCGAAGAACCTGCAATGCTCTCGGCTGGTGGTTGACAAGCTCGTGGTGCAGGGGTTGCCCTGTATCAATATCAGCTCGTCGCCACACCGCCGCCGGCTGCGGTTCGACATGACGGATGTGCAGAGCTGGCTCAAGGAGGAGAGGACCAAGGACTGGCAATCTGCTAAGGCCAGGGTTGCAGCAGCGGAGACTGAGCTTCGACGCGCCCTGGCCGAACTGGCAAAACTAAAGAGAGAAGGGAAAGAACCCGATGAAGAAGCCGAGGAGGTTATAGACGATGACGGAAGCTACGACGACGAAGACGGAGACACCAACGAAACTTGATCTCTTCGACTCCGACGATCTTGACGAACTCGAAAAGATCTATGCGGGGCTGGTGAAGCAGGGACTTCGATACCGCACCGGGGCTATCGTGAGCCACAAGGGTATGGCCGCTGAGACCCAGAGGTGGTTCAACGGGATAGCTCCGCATTTCTGCGAAGCCCCGAACCACCTGGTCAAGGCCATAGCCACCTGTCGCGAGTTTATGACGATGGCGGGTAACCTGGCCCAGCAACAAAAAACGATTGAAGAAAAATACGCCACCGGCAGTTCGGATATACTGAAGGGCGTTGAGGAAGAACGGGATCAGCTCAAGAAGAAGGTTGGCGAACTCGAGAAGGAAACAGCCGAGCTTAAGGTGAAGCTCGAAAACGCAGGTTAATGAGACCCTTCATGTTCGGAAAAAAGCGAGATCCCAAGTTCGACACGAAGAAGGACGGAGACCTTTTCGTGGTCTTCCCGTGGATGGAGATATTGCGGGTGCTGTCTACTCGCAATGTCCCCATCTACAGCGCGGTGATCAATGCTGGCATAACTGTCGGGTCTCGACCAGGAAGCGTTTGCCTGGTCTATCTCGATGAAGACGAAACGGATTACTTCCAGAGGAAGGTCAAGAATCGCCTTGAGGACATTGTCGAGCAACTCATGGGCGAGAAGTGGATCTTCTATGCGTATACACGAGACTTCCTTGAGGAGATTGGGAACCTGCCTCCTAGCCATGAATAGAATTTAGACCAAGTCTGCCCTGCCCTTGCCGATCCCAACTCGGCACCTTGCATGGAACCAAACATCAACAACAACGACCCAATGGTTCACACCCCCCCCGGTCGGCAGGGCAGACTCTTTTACCATGGCAAAGAACAGAAAATGGTTTCTGAGCTGGGTCAAAAGCAATCCGCTCCGGCCAAAAGAAAAAGAGATAGTCGATCTACACAACGAACGAATACAGATACCAAGGGGAACCTATCTTGAGATTGTTCGCCTGGAGATAGAGAGAAGAGAAAAAGAGAAGGAGGAAGACGGTGGCTAACCTGGTGGACAAGAAATGCAAGGATACGGAGTGGTGGACCCCGCCGGCAATCATTGACAGGGTGAAGGAACACTTCGCCAATGAGTTGGGCGGCGAACCGAGAATCGTACTCGACCCCGCGACCCACGAGTCGAACCCGACAGGAGCTGAAGAGTTCTTCTGCGAGAAGGGGGAGAGCCGGGGATGGACGGACGGCACCTTCGTCAACCCACCCTATGGCAAAGAGATAAAGACCTTCGCCAGGAAGATCCTCGAAGAGGCCGAATACGGGAACAACATTGTCGCCCTGCTGCCTGGTTCTCGATGGGAGCAGAAGTACTGGCAGGCATCGATCTTCAACTCCCACCTGTCCGGCCTGTGCTTCATACGCAAGCGGCTGCAGTTCGGGAAGCCTGACGGCAGTATCTGCAAGTCCAACCCCTATGCCAGCATCCTGTACTTCTACAACGCGGACTGGAACAACGTCCTCGAGAGCTTCTGGGATATCGGCAAGTGCGTCAGGACGGAGTGTTACGAAGGATGAAGACCGAGATCATTATTGGTGATTGCCTGGATGTGCTGAAGGGGTTACCCGACGAGTCGGTGAACTGCTGCGTCACCTCGCCCCCGTATTTCAATCTCAGGGACTATGGGATCGACGGGCAGATAGGGCTGGAGAAAGACCCTGCGGCGTATATCGAAACGCTGGTGCGGGTGTTCGGTGAGGTGC